ACAAAATTCTTTCTGATATACTTGAAAACAATAGCAGCATTGAGGCTTGCTATAGATTGATAGAAAATCGTGATGAGTTAAAGAAAGTCCATCTGCAAGTAACTCAACACTTTTTGAATCTCATACACTCCGCATTTTCATTGAGAGATATATCGAGAATATTATCAAAAAAAACCGAGCTCCTATCTCCGAATGTTATAACTGAAAACAAAAGCAAAATAGAGACAAACTTCATCAATCGCAATGTTGTGAAATTTATAGAAGAGTTGCGAAACATCATGACTCACCACTCCCTAATACCATCTACTCTTGCTACCATTTCCACACTTGGAAAATTTAGCGGAGGTTTTTGCTTTCAAGACAAAACTCTACTAGAGTTTGATAGATTTGGAAGTGTGAGCAAGGGATATATAAAATCAAGTGGTGAAAAAATATTCCTTAGTTCAATTACCGATGAGTATGCCGACCTAGTATTGAGTTATCAAAGTTGGTTTGTAAGTGAATTATTTATCCATCACAAAAATATGCACCCTGAGTATTGGGATGTAAGAAATGCTATCAGTTTCAATTGGGATGGTGACATACCAATCTATCAGTACCATAAATAAAGAAAATCTACACTAGACTCTTTAAAATAACATTAGTAATAATGACAATGTCATTATTACTAACTCCTAATAACGGCCTTTCTTCATATCTCACTTCCGGACTACCCACCGAGGACCGATCCCGTAACCCATAGTGATGCACCTCCGCCATGCGCTTCACACGCCCCACAAACTCCACCACGGCGACATTGCTGCTGCCGTTGGCTTTTAGATAGCGAGCGGTGCGCAGCTTGGTAAACATCTCCCGCTTAATTCTCCCTTGCTTACTCCGTAGCTGGGTTTTACGTGGCGCATAGGGTGTGCCATCGGGCGCCTGTTGACGTTTGATATTCTGCTGCTGACTGGCGCGCAAGCGCTTGGCAATGGTAACAGCCAACGCCTTACGCGATTGCGGCGACAGATTACCAATCAGACCGGCCAGCTTGGTCTCAAAGGGTTCAAGTTCGTTCATGCCATTCACTCACTAATTCACCGTGAACATACAACTGCATCGGACGGATCACGTCTTCCGGCAACGGCGGTTCCGGCAGGTGATCCACATGCAGTGCACCTCCCTGCTCTTTCACAATCACCCGTTCGGTCAGTTGCAGGTTAATGCTGATATCAAACGAACCATCATTATTGATATCGGCCTCAAAGGTATAACCGGTGCGCCGCTTCTCTTCGGTCGCCATAATGTCCGGTTGGTTCTCGCGTAGCCACGCCAGGATCGGCACGATGATGAGATCCATATCTCCGCTGTAGTCGGTGATCAGCAGATTTAGTCGGAACTGATATTCAAACGACAAGGAACTGGCGAGCGTGGAGGCAATACGCCCGCTATCAGTAAACAGTCGCAGATTCTCCGGGTTGCGTTGCAGCCAGGGCAAGGAGTCAGTCAGCGCGGCGCGCAGTTGTTGGGGCTTTATCATGGTGGCGTTCCTGACACTGTTTAATCATATCGACCTGGACAGCGCAGGCCGCCAGGGCGTGTTCAAGCTGGCGGATATCCGCGCTTAAGTCCCCGTTAGTGATCGGCTGGCTGGCCGGGATCTGGCACGGACTGACCATCGGACAGCCAACGTAAATAATCGCCGGTGTCGGTGAAGGCAGGCCGCTGGTGCAACCGGATAACATCAACAGGCAAAGCCCGGCTAAACCACTCACGTAGCGCCTGGTTTTCATTGAGTGCCCTCTGTAACTGTTGTTCACGCCGTAGGGCCAGACGCTGCGCACCGGCCAATGTATTTCTCAATTGCTGTTCGGCCACGGTCTGTTGACCGGCTTCACGCTGCAACGCAGTGATCACCTTATCGCGGCTATTGACGGCAGCGGTTAAGGTACTGTTTTGCTGTTGCGCGTCCGCCAGGGATTTACCCAGGGAAACCACCTGCCATTTCAGCCAGCCGATGATGGTCAACAGCGTTAACGCCGATAACAACGCCGTGCGGTTGCTCATTGCGCCCCCTGTAAACACAACGCCTGTTCCGCTGCCCGGCGGCGCTCCAACCCTTTCGACTTCACCCCGTTGACGTACACCCAGCGCGGCAACTGCTGGCAGGCATTGCGCCAGTCTTGCCGACGGATAAACCCGGCCAGGGTAGAGCCACACGCTGCCGTGGTGCCCACGTTAAAGGCAAAGGCCACCACCGCGTCATACACCGGTGGCGGCATGTTCACCGGCATACAGCGCCCGATGGCCCGCTCAGTACGTGAGACATCCGCCACCAGATTGACGGCGGCTTGCCGTTCGCTGATAACCTTGCCCGGCACCACGCCTGCGGTGTGGCCGATGCCGGATGTCCACACCCCGGCGCTGCACTGGTAGGGGGAAAGCTGGCAGCCTTCAAAATCAGCAATCAGGCGCAACCCGTCATGGGAGGTTTGCAGGGTACTGAATTGCGGTAACAACATCGCCAGGGCCAGCACGGCAGCGGCGGTGCAACGTTTAACGATTGAGCTCATCCGCTACCCTCCGAGAAAGTCCGAGCCGGTTGAGCAACCGATAGGTTTTGCGGCGGTAGTACCAGTTGACCAGGAAGGTGCCGACACCCACCGCCGCCCCGACCATAAAGGCAATGTCCTGCGGGGAATACTTGCCCACCCAGGCGAGAAATACCGCCATGGCGTAAGCGAAAAACGAGGTAATACGCTCCATAGGATCAGTCCCATAAATTAACGGTTTCACGCTGCGGCGAGACAGTCACATCCGGCAGCGTCACCGGCTGGCCGTGGGGCAGAATGGCCCCGGCATCGGCCAATCCGGCATTGAGTGAATACACCTGCTCGACCACGCCCTGGGTACGGCCAAAGTAGCGCCAACACAGGGTATCAACCGTGTCGCCTTGCTGCGCGATAACCTGCATCACAGCAACCCGATGATGCAGTGGCTACGCTCGGCCACGTTGCTTATGGCGTTGCGGGCGGTGCGCCACAATTCATCAATGGAAGACTCGATCACCTCCGCTTTACGGCTGCCGGTGGCGGTGGTATCCAGGCTGCGGTATTGCTCCGACAGCAACGCGGTGGTCATGGCGCTGACCGCGTTCTGGTACTCACTCACCCGCACGCTTTCACCGTCGAGCAATTCTGCGGGCACATCAGCCAGCCGGTGATAGCCATCCGCCATCTGGTCACGGCGGAAAATAAACAGTTCGGCATTCACTTCGGCGATGGCGGATTTAATCGCCCGGCGCAGGCGCGGTGCGGTAATGGTGCCTTCAATGCGCATCACATCACGCACCTCAAGCGGGTTGACGTCCGGCCAGAAAAAGCTGTTTTTCACGATCGGTTCATCCTCCGCCAGGGGACGCTGTGCGGGCGCATCCGGGCGGGGCTTTTGAATAACGACGGTACTCATATGACCTCGAAAATAGGGGGCGGTGGACGAGGGCTTTGATACGGATAAACCGATCGCCGCTCTCGTGCCGCCCGGCGCGGGGCGCGTTCTTTCAGCGGCTGGCAGCGTTGCGAATGGCACGCTCCAACCGTTCAATGTCCTTTTTGACGCCGCAGCCGTTATGCAACTGCAACGCCCGTTTCAGGTGGTTTAACGCCAGTTCAGCCCGGCCCGCGTCACGCAGCACATAACCGGTGATTTTGTGCAGCTTGGCGCGAACCTGGTCGGGCATGTCTTCGGCGTCGGTGAGCTCCATGGTTTGCATCAGGTGGTCGATATTGACCGCCTGCCCGGCCTCATGGGCACGGGTAGCGGACTCGGCGACATCTTCGGCAATCAGGTACGGCGTAGAGCGGTTAAACCCATTTGGCGGCACCAGTTTGTAGCGCAGCGCGTAGCGAGCAATCGCCAGCGCGCCGGGGATATCCCCCGCATCCAGACGCCAGATCATCACTGTCATCAAGATGACGTCCTGCGCGCCGCTCCCTTCTGCCAGAACACCGGCCACCCACGGGGCATACTCCGGCAGCAACTGGCGCTTAAGGTCGGCTTTGCGTTCCTGGGAGCGCACCTGCTTGAGCCTGCGCTTGTCCTCATAGAGCTTGAGCAACATCAGCTCATAGCCGTTGGCGTGGGCGGTGGGACCCGTCTCCTGACGGGCGGCCTCAATGGCTGATTGGCGCAAGAAGTGGCGGCGGGCCGGGCTGGTCATGGCTTACTCTCCGCTTTTTTCTGGGGTGTCTTCCGGCGGAGTTGGCACTTTCGGTGTGAAGTCACCCAACTCGATGTTTTCTACCACGCAGCCGCAGGCGTAATCCTCCACCACATAATCCTCGTTGATGGATTCGTAGTTCTCGACACGATCGCGCTTGGGGTTCTCTTCCAGGTGACGGCGGTGTGTGTCTTCCTGCCAGTAAATAGACAGGTTATCCAGACGGGTGATCATCAGGGCACTGGCCGGGAAGTAAGGCACACGCACCGCAGGCAGGTTACCGATGCGTTTCTGACTGATGATCATGTCTGCCGCCATGCTTTCACTGTTAGGCTGTGCCTGATTGACCAACGGGAAGTATTTATCCGCCAGTAGTTTACGACCGCAGATCACTACCAGTCCTGGGTCTTCCTGATACCATTCGGCGAGCAATTCCGCATGGGCATTCATCACCAATGCATCGAGGTTGGCATAATCGCCACCGGCCCCCACGCGGATCTTTTCAGAGATGATATTGCCTGCGTCATCAACCACCTTGCTCATCACGCGGGACGCGGCTTCATTACGGTATTTTTGCAGCCAGCCTACGGCGATATCCTGCAACATCGGATTTTTAAGGCGGTTAGAGGTCTTGGCGCGATGAGTGCCGTTAAAACCGATGGTGATACGATCAAGCGCTTGGCGCTTGACGATGGCATCACGTAGGCGAGTTTGGAAATCCTGGTAGCGCGCCCACAGGTCGAGCGTGTTATAGCGGATGTGGAAATCGTAGTTCACCTGCTGGCAGAAATAGCCGTCTTTATCCAGGGAAGCAAAGTCGGCGGTTTCACGTTCGTCACCGCCGCTAGTATCGGTGGTGCTGGCAATGGTGCCATTAACGCCCAGGCCCACCTTTTCTGCCTTCATCTCGGCGACCGGCACAATGTTGATGCTGCTCAGGAACGCCGAGGACTCTTGCACGCGGGTCATGATGGTTTGCGTAACGGACGGTTCAACGCTGAATTTCTTATCCAGATCACCGGTATCGACGCCGTTCAGCTCGGCGATACGGCTTAGAAACTTGTTAAATTGAAAGCGGGTTTTCTGACGCATGGTTTTATCCTGTTAGTTATCTTTTTCGGTGCGGTTTAGCAGTCTGTCAGCACGTCGTTTTGACCACTGCCACCCGTTGCCGCCGGGCGCTGGCTGAAACTCTCGGTGGTGGAAAGCTGCTGTTTCAGGGCGTTAAATGCCGTTGCGCCGGTGTCCATCTGTTGCTTGAGATCGGCGACCTGTTGGGTCAACGTGGTTTCAAGCTGGCTAAAGCGCTGCTCGGTGCCCTGTACCTGCTCGGCGACGGTCATCACCGCGCCTTCCATTTCGCTAAAGCGCGCATCATCAGTCACCTGCTTGCGGCTAAACATGGCCTTCACACGGGCGGCAAAGGTCTGCTCCGGATCGGCGACTTCTTCAAACTCAATCAGTGCTTCAATGGCGGCGGTGAAAACATTGGCCGGATCGGCCTTGCGGGCGGCCAGTGGGTTATTTTGGGCGGTACGGCTGAAAGCCAGCATTTCGGTGCCCAGGCTGGCTGGGTCGTCGGTCACTGCCAGGCCGATCAGGTAGCTGCTGCCGGTCTTGGCAAAGTTGCGGCCAATTTCCATTGAGGTGTAAACCTTTTGGCTCTTGCCAATCATCGCCACCAGTTCAGCCGTCGGTGACAACTTGGCATACAGCGCCCATTTGCCGTGCAAACGCGGTTCGTCCGGATCGTCAATCTGTTCGGCCTTCAGCTCGATCACATCGCCATAACGGCGGAAATCACTGTCCGGCAAAATCCCCTTGATGTGCTCCAGGTTGATGCGGGCCCCGTACACCTTCGGGTTATAGCTGCTGCCCATCTGCTGAATATCGTTGGCGTCAATTTCGCGACCGTCGCAGGTGTCACCCTCCATGCCGATGCGAAACCACTTTGAAACTTTCTTTGCCATGTCCACGGCTCTCCAATTGTTAAGTTCGGGGCCAGTGTGCGGATAACAGCGAGCAGGCTCAACGCGTTGCAGTTGGAAGATCGTAGACACAACAGGGACTTAAGGCGGGCTGCATCGGGCTTACGTAGCCTTGGAGGCATGAATACAACAACAACCATCATCAGCGATCCACGCCGCCAAGCGGCCCTGCTTTACTGGCAGGGCTTCTCCGTGCGCCAGATTGCCGAAACGCTACACGCCAAGGCACCGACCGTGCAGAGCTGGAAGCTACGCGACAAGTGGGACGCCATCGCGCCCATTTCCCGCGTTGAGCAAAGCATGGAGGCGCGGTTAATACAGCTCATCATGAAGACCCACAAGGAGGGGATCGACTTTAAAGAGATTGACCTGTTGGGCCGCCAGATTGAACGGCTGGCACGGGTGAACCGTTACACCCAAAGCGGTAATGAGGCAGATTTAAACCCTAACGTCGCCAACCGTAACAAGGGGGAACGCAAGCCCGTAGAACGTAACCTGTTCAGCGAATCGGCCATTGAGAAACTCAGCAGCATCTTTATGGAGACCACCTTCGATTATCAAATGGGGTGGTACCGCGCCGGGCTGCAACACCGTATCCGTAACATCCTCAAGTCACGCCAAATCGGGGCGACGTTCTTCTTTGCCCGTGAGGCGCTGCTGGATGCATTGACTACCGGGCGCAATCAAATCTTTCTCTCTGCCAGTAAGGCCCAGGCGCATGTCTTCCGCAATTACATCATTGATTTTGCGCGCCTGGTCGAGGTTGACCTGAAAGGCGATCCGATGGTGTTGCCGAACGGGGCGCGGCTGATGTTCCTCGGCACCAACGTGCGCACCGCGCAGAGTTACACCGGTAACCTGTACCTGGATGAATACTTTTGGATCCCCAAGTTCCAGGAACTGCGCAAGGTCGCCAGCGGTATGTCGCTGCACAAGAAATGGCGCACCACCTACTTTTCTACGCCGTCCAGTCTGGCGCACTCCGCTTATCCGTTCTGGTCAGGGGAACTGTTCAACAAAGGACGTCGCAGCAAGAATGATCACATCCAGCTCGACCTTAGCCATAGCCACCTGTCAAAAGGCGTGCTGTGTGAGGATGGTCAGTGGCGGCAGATAGTCACGGTCGAAGATGCACTGACCGGCGGGTGTAACCTGTTCGACCTCAATCAGCTCACGCTCGAATACAGCCCATCCGAGTATCAGAACCTGTTGATGTGCGAATTCGTGGACGATAGCGCCTCGGTGTTTCCGTTCGTCGAGCTACAGAGCTGCATGGTCGATACGCTGGAAGAATGGGAAGACGTCAACCCATATGCCGTGCGGCCCTTTGGTTATCGCCCGGTGTGGATTGGTTACGACCCGTCTGAAGCCAATGGCGGAGACAGTGCCGGGTGTGCGGTCATCGCCCCGCCGATGGTGGCCGGGGGCAAGTTCCGCGTATTGGAGCGCCACCAGTGGCAGGGCATGAACTTTGCCGACCAGGCGCAGAAAATCAAAGACCTCACCGACAAATACTGCGTGGAATACATCGGTATCGATGCGACTACCGTCGGGCAAGGGGTATTCCAACTGGTGCGAGAGTTCTTCCCCGCCGCCCGTGAAATCAAATACACCCCAGAAATCAAGACCGCCATGGTGCTGAAGGCCAAAGACACCATCGGGCGCGGTTGCCTGGAATACGACACCAGCCACACAGATATCACCGCCTCGTTTATGGCGATCCGCAAAACCATGACCGCCAGCGGTGCGCGTTCGACCTACACCGCCAGCCGCAGTGAAGAAGCCAGCCATGCCGATCTGGCCTGGGCAATCATGCACGCCCTGTTAAACGAACCGCTGACCGCCGGTAGCGGCCATAGCAGCCCGAACATTTTGGAGTTTTACTGATGAGCAAGCGCAAAGGCCGTAAGGCTTTCACCACCACCACGCAACCCACCGCCCCGCAGAACGTGGAGGCGTTTACCTTTGGGGAGCCGTCACCGGTGATGGATAAGAGGGAAATCCTTGATCACCTGGAATGTTGCGGTAACGGCAAATGGTACGAGCCGCCGATCAGCTTTGATGGACTGGCGCGCAGTATGCGGGCCGCCGTACATCACAGTTCACCAATGTTTGTGAAGCGCAATATTCTGGCCTCCACCTTTATCCCGCACCCGCTGTTAAGCCAGCAGGAGTTTAGCCGCTATGCGCTGGATTACCTGGTGTTTGGTAATGCGTTCCTGGAACTGCGTAAAAATCAACTTGGTGAACCAATGCGCCTACAGTGTTCACCGGCCAAATACACCCGCCGGGGCGTGGAACCGGATACCTATTGGTTTGTGCAGGATTGGAAGGAGGCGCACCAATTTGAACCGGGCAGCGTGTTTCATCTGATTGAACCGGATGTGAATCAGGAACTGTACGGCCTGCCGGAATACCTGAGCGCGCTCAACTCTGCGTGGCTCAACGAAGCGGCCACCCTATTCCGCCGCAAGTATTACCAGAACGGCGCGCACGCCGGTTATATCCTGTATATGACCGATGCGGCACAAAGCACCAGTGACGTAGACCGGATGCGTCAGGCAATGCGCGATACCAAGGGGCTAGGTAACTTCCGTAACCTATTTATGTATGCACCGAACGGCAAGCCCGACGGCATCAAGATTTTGCCACTGAGTGAAGTTGCCACCAAGGATGATTTTTTTAATATCAAGAACTCCAGCCGTGACGACCTGTTGAGTGCGCACCGCGTACCGCCGCAGATGATGGGGATCATCCCGAACAATACTGGGGGGTTTGGTGACGTGAAAAAGGCCGCTCAGGTGTTTGTACGCAACGAGCTGACGCCGCTGCAGGAACGCATGAAGGAGGTGAACGAGTGGATTGGGGAGGTGATCCACTTCTCGCCGTATGAGTTGCCGAGCGAATAAGCAAAAGCCGCCAGTAATTGGCGGCTGGGATTAACAATTCTACTAATGACTTTAGCGACTATTTCAAGCGGCTACAGCGTGATCGCGTTTTCGCAAAAACTCCTCTATAGGCATTACTCGGCTTATTTCCTCCTGAATTCGCGCATCATTATGCACTTCCCAGAGGTCGAGGCTGTTCTGCAGATTCAGCCAAAACTCCGCAGAAGTGTCGAATGCTTTCGCTAATCTGAAAGCCATATCGACAGTGAGTTTCCTATTGTTATTAACAAGTGCGCTAATAGTATTACGGTGTACATTTAACATTTCTGCTAAATCATTGATTTTTAGACCGGTAGGCTCAAGGTATTCATACAGCAATACATCGCCTACAGAAGTAGGTTTGCGTTGTGCCTGTGCCATGGTGGTATCCTCTTTCGCTGTTCAACTACTCTAAAGTTATCTTCTAAATTTATCTTCTAAATTTATCGTCTGTTTGTAAGTTCTAAGTTCTTTTTAATTTTTTTTATGTTTTTAACGGGGCTGCTGCCAGCCCCATTTCTTTACTTTGTTGCTTTGTATGTGTGGCTGTCTAAGTAAAGATCAACTGCCTTACCATCAACCCACTTAAAGATCAGCCGGTACTGACCGTTAACGCGGATTGAAAAATAATCACCCAGAGGCGGATTTAGTGGTTCAAATCTGTTCCCTGGAGGGGAGCGTAAGTCTCTGTGACATGTCGCCGCATTGATAATGTCTAGTTTTCGAGCCAAGGCACCTGAAATTGTTGCTGGTATTTTTTTATGCCCTTTGTTGTTCTCGAAAAAATCATCTAGCCACGAGTCCCGAAAGTTTGAGATGTTCATTTTCTGACTAAGTTGCACTCATCACCACTCCTGTTGTTGTTTTTTGATGTGGTTATAGTACTGCACTCATGCACTGTGCGCAAGTGCATTCATTAACATAATTATCACCAAGGAGATCACAGTGTCGTTTTTGGTGCCACGCTTATCGATTAAATGAGCACTTGCTCAATGCGCATCAGTGCGCCGCTATCACGTCGCATTTCAAAAAAATATGGATTTAAGTGTTGGGAAAAATCGCCGTGACAGGCCGCTGGCGAACAATCTTAAATGATATCAACACTGCTAGCGCGCAATGCTATCCCCGCCTCGCCTGCCCGCTTCATGTATCGCTTTTCATGCAGTTGCGTGATCCGGCGCGATCCGTGCCAGAGCTGCCGCTACGGGGGTAAAAATCGCACCGGATCATCATGCAGATTCATGCACTCAGTGCATGCATAGTCAATCTGAATAGCTGAACCGTCGACGCGTGTAAAGTGCAGCCTGTTATTTCATTGATTTTTATTGCTAACAACTCAGCGCTCCAGCGAGACCGCTGATACCCTTGCCCGCAGCAATCCCATAGATAATCGTTTACTACATAGACGTAAAACTGAGGGGAAAGTTGGACGCTTCTGCTAAAGTGTTTTGAGATAATCTTCAAATAACTTACCGCTCTCTTGCCTAAACTGCTGGCCAGTACTCACAGCCGAAGTGATGTTATCGACCCTTAGATTACGAAAATCTGAACGATTTTCGCACCAGACAGTCAGTAGCCACACAGCATCGAATATTGTCAGACCAAGCGGGCGTACGATTCGATTACTCTCTCGTCC